TATATGTGATAAACCTTTTCCATTGGTTTTTTACCTCCGGGAATTTTTTTTCTAAAATGAAATCAACTTTCGCATTATATATCGAGGTCGATCTGTCACCTCTGTAGGTTACAGGGACCCATTGATTTTATATCACGCCCGCCGACGATAACAACGAACGCCGCATAATAACTGTCAAAAACTGATAGTCTCCTCCATCATATCACGGAGGGTCGCTGATGTCAATCCCCCCGCAATAAGACTGCTAAAGTGTTGCTAACTGCCCAGAGAGTAACTGTCAGTAACTGCTGTGTAATTACCAACTGACAGGTACACTCAGGTCTTCTACATAACTGTCAATCAATCGCTCAGATCCTTCGAGTTCAAATAGATCCTCCCAGGAAATCTGATGCGGGTCAAAGTCTTCCATCACCTCAAGATCCAGCGTGATTCTGTAACGTTGCTTCTGTGCCTGACTGATAGCGACTGACATGATTGACTCCGTGGGTGATACTTAATGAGTATAGAATGGACTGGGGATATTGTCAATCTTCCAATCAGTATTTATAAGGACTGCTGATATTTTTCGAGTGTCAATCCCTATAAAAGTTTATATCCGCCCCCTTGACATTTCTGCGAGTGTGTGATAGACTGCTCGCTAAGATCACAAGACCTAGACACATTTTCAGAGAGCATTTGTGAGAGGGTTAGTAACAACAATTAGAGAGAGTTTTCCACAATTAAACTATACTTTTCCACACACATTGTGGAAAGAGATAAACAACGCATATATGTTTTTTAATACATTTTTTTATATAATCTTTTATATATGGTATCACAAAGAGGGGGTTTATTTGCCCCCTCTCAGTATCATCAGAAGTTGACAGGTTGACCACTGAAGTCCACTGCATCTGAGGAGATTACCTCTTCATTAGTGTCAGTGAGAGCATCCAAGATTTGCAGCAGATC